GGAGCCATCAAGGAGTCAGAGGAGGAGGGCGAACCCGAGGTTTCTTCCGCATAATTAAAAAAATATCCACATACAGTAAACAAAAATGTGGAAAATAGTTGTTACTATCATTTTAACGAGTATATTCTTCGTTTTGTTTTTTGAACCGTATTTAAAATTCAATATTGATTTCAATTCAAAAAACAAAGTGAGCACAGCAAAGGGTTTTATAGAGGATACTAGGGATGCATTCATAATGCCGAGGTATCCTACTCAGGTTATGGATCGCGATATAACAGGTGAAATACAACCTACATATGGTGACATCGGAACATTTATACCATATTCAACTGATGACAATTGGATCAGTGGTTTCCCTCATGAGGGTGGTAAAATAGAAGTTCCAGATGAAACGAGGGAACAAAAATTACAGAGACGTTTAAACGAGATTAGGAGTACCTAAGAATGACGGGTTGCATAGTTTTACCCATAAAAAACCCTAATAGGAACACAGCAAAAGCGATAATCCAAGTAGACTTGTCAACGTTAGATAAAAAATCACTCTTCCCAGGTTCTTGGTATTGTTGCTGTGGGGGATACATCATTTCCGAAGGGTGAACATAGTATGATTGGTCGTTGACCATGGTATCATTTATAGGTGTACTATCTTCATTTTTCTCATGATTAGTATTAAGTGGATCATTTATTGGGTCATAATCAATTGGATTTCCTATGTCAGTCTCCATTTTTTATATAGACGTTGTTTTTTTTAAGCGTCTTCTTCCTCACTTTCTTCATCGTCATCTACGATGAAATCCTTGAGACTCTCATCATCATCATCGTCGTCGTCACTCTCTTCGTCTGAAGAAATTTCATCATCTGTACATATTTCGGAATCTATATCAGAATCATACTCTTCTGGAGTGTAATCATCTTCTAAAACAGACTCTTCAGGTGTATAAAAATCTGGCTTCTTTATATTCCTACGTGTACGCGTACGTGTTTGTACCATTATTTAGATAAAGACTCTTACTTTTTAAGTATCTTTTGATGAAATGATATATTCAATTTGGTTTGAGCGCCTGTTTGACACTGCCACTCAACTCATGGGTTCTCGCCGTACTCTTTTTACAAACGGGGCATTTTTGAGTTATCCTGGTTCCCTTGATAACATACGACATCGTGCATCCCTCGTGGTCACCTTTAATAGTTTCACAATACGTGGTAGTCGTCAAAACCGATAGTACATTTTTTTGTCTCGTAATACTCACGACACGTGTGTCTTCTGGGCATTTCATACATCTGTGCATGAATGACTCTAATGGTTTCTTCACATCAGTTTGTTTGATTTGAGGCTTTTCTTCAAACTTTTTGATTTCTGGACATTTATGGAGGTCTTCCTTCTTGGGATAGAGTCGCTCAACTATTTTGAGGGGTAGTTGGTGTTTACGACCATAGAAATCTTTACAGAAACCATCCCTCCTACCCCTAATAGTCTCGCATCTACAGAAACATTTTTGGGCAATCACAGAACCACTGATATGAAACCATACATGGTTTGAACTATGAGGTCTCTTTAGGTTTTCACAGTATTTGGAATTGGTTGAAACGAGGTACGTCTCCTTATGTTTGAATATCTTTGTCACCACAGATATACACTGCCCCTCCATATTCTTCTGGATGAATTCCTCTATATGACCCCTGAGTTCATCATTTTGAACCTCATCCTTTGTCTGTGTATCTGTAAATGTACCCTCCTTGATAACTTTAGAAGGGGGTTCCACAGTTATGTGTTGAGGCTCATTTGTTCGTACAGCAGACATCTTGAGGATATCAATATTCGGTTGCTGATCAATCTTGAGAAGGGTACTCAAAGGTCCATGTTTATACATGAAAACGGGGAGATAAGCAACCTGGACAATTTTACCTGTACCACCGCACTCTTCACAACCCCGACCACTACACTGTTGATGCTTAGCCATCTTGTGGGACCATGGCATACGAAATCCACTCCCCTTTGACTTCCTCCTAATGTCACCATACACAGCTAAATCCACAATCTCATTCCAATCTACAGACCCCTTCGCTTTTGAGAGTGCCACGAGAATATGCTCCCTTAACGCGAGGGCCGAAGCCTGATCAACGACATACCCTGGCCAGTTGAGGTGTACACCAGTTTTTATGAGGGTACCCGCCTTTTTTGGTGGTGAAATAGATATGAGACACTCTTTACCACCGTGACGTTTCACTTTATCACAGATGACTTTACAGATGCCTTGAATCTCCTCTAGGGTTAGGGCTCTCTCATCCTTATAGTCAATATCAACGAAGAAATTGTACATCTCCGTCTTCTGTTCCACGACGAAGAGTTTCTCACCCTTCTTGACAGCTTCTATATACTTCTCATAGAAGTCATTCAATTTATCGAATGGCACGGAAAGGACACCTCCGTCCATGAGCACATGCGATAGATTGGTTGCATTGTTAAAATTATTTTGATTGCACCACTTTTTAAACATACCTTGTTATTGCGTCTCTTCTCTAAACCATCGCACACAAGAGACATCTTGGTACTCCTGGCTTTGAGAGAGTTCTTTTTTTAGAGTTAAAAGTTCACATACAGTTTTACCTTCATTCTCCTTCATCCACTGTTCAACTTCTTCATCACAGAGACCCCTATTCTTCATGAGGAGATCTCCAATCTGCATTAAAATGTAAGCCTTGGACTTCATTCTACTTAATAGAAAAGGTTTTTCTATTGTGGGAACTCACACATGAATAAAATTGTGGATTCCTCACAACATTTTCAATTATGAGATTCCACTGTTTACGTGTGTTAAACTCTTCTAGAGTGTCAAAACTCATATAATCATTTTCGTCATACGTCTTCTTTATGGGTAACTTCTGAATCTTTCTCAGATTCATCTTCTGCTTCTCATCATAAAACTTCTTAACTAAGAAGTTTTGCTGACTTCTAGTGTAGTCCACAAAGAATACAAATACATTGTATTCCAAATCCACTGTAGGACTCTCCTTCACTGTAAACCTAAATTCAGTGTATTCCCCACTTTTTAATGAGACCACACCACGAGTCTCCTCCTCTAATTCCCTTAAAGCGCATCGGATGGGGTTGAAAATCTCCCTTCTCCTACATCCTCCTGTGACAAATATCCATTCCTTAAATCTCCGATCCCTAACCGTTAGGAATCGGGGTTTTTCGTCAACAAAACTGACGGGTATAGCTATAGCTTTGTATTTTTTCATTGCGCATTCGCAAGTTATAATAACCTTACATGTTTATTCCGCCTTATTTTCTTCAGTAACCTCCTCTTCCTCTACGGTATCAACTTGGGGTGTGGGCATGGGCATGGACACTTGGGGGGTGCTCAACTTTTGGATGAGCTGGGCCGAGAAGTTCTTGAGGTTATCAACATCTTGCTTCTGTTTGTTCATCTCCCTGAATAGGAAGATAACACCAGCGATAGCTACAATAGTAGCTACCATCATGAGGGTTTCACGGTCCATTTGAATCATTATACATTAAATAGAGGTCTTCTTTTTAAGTAATTACACCCATTTGTGTTCTTCCTGGAGTTGGACATTCGTAGGGGCTCCGGGCAAATTGGACGGATTGGTAATGCGTATCTTCACAAGACTTCTGGGTTGGCGCTGTAGGCTGACCAACAAACTTCTCGAGTGTCCTGGATTTAGGATCATACGTCAATACAAATACGATGGCGATGAGGAAAATGAGTTTCCACATGTGTGTGTTATTATTTAGTTAGAATATAAAAGCCCGCCCATGCCATTCTCGATGCGGAGGACATTGTAGTTGACCGCGTAGATGTCATCATTGGAATCCATACGATCGTTCACGATACGAGCGGTATCGAGGCGACTGAAATTGAGGGTACCTGTGGGCTGAATCTTACCAGTCTCAAGGCAGAATGGGTACACGAAGAGTTTCTCAACAGTGGGAGAAGCGACCGCAGAACCGGCGTGTGTGGTGTGGTAGTAGAGGGGTACAGTGTTGAAGTTGGGGTTGGCAAACTTATAGTCAGCAACATCGGTGCCGTTGATCTGAAGCTTAACCTTATTATCGTAGGTACCATCGTCCTTGAGGATATTAACACCAGAGGCGTTAGCAGCCGCGAGGTACTTGATGGGATGGTTGAAGTTGAGCTCCTGGATCTTGGCACGAGAGGCTGTGGCCTTCTGCACCTGGGTGATGATCATGTTTTGGGGGGTAGAGGCGAAGTAATCACGCTCGTTGGTGTCAAGAAACGCGTAGTTCGCGTAGATATCCCACTTCATACTGGAATCAGCCGCCGCAGAACCCCAAGTGATGCGAACCTCCACATCGTGGTACTGGAGGGCAATGAGTGGAAGGGCAGTCTGCCAGTTCTCACAGAAAGCGAAACGGAGAGGGTAGAAGCTCTCGGAGGCG